TCGGCTTCAAACTCATCAATTATATCGCGTATGACACGTTCGGTATGCTTATTCATCTAGTCGCTCACTGTTCTCATCCGGATTTTCTCCATTTGAATACATGTCATCTAATACTTCTTGTTGTGCAGTAGCTTCCACTTCTTTAACAATGGCATCATATACATTGCCGTCAATATTAGGCATATATCCATCAAGGATGCGTTTAAGTACTTCAACATAATATGTTTTAGATTTAAACCCTAAATCAAGGGCTTGCTGTCCTTGAGATAAGCAATCAGCTACATCATTAATATCAAAGTCCCTTGGATATTCGCATTTATAATTCAACTGCTCGCCAGTCCACAATTCATATAATGCAATAATGGCTTTCTCTGCATTTTCACACTGTACAGCGAAGTTTGCTAGCCGTTGATTTGTTCTTTTGAATGCCCACTGTTTAGCAACCCCTGATTTTTCTTGCTGAACCCCTACTACAGAATCAACACCACCTATGCGGTACATTTCTTTAATTTCCGCTTCCTTTTCTTGCATGATAATTTGTGCCGGCCCATTATCTGGAGCAATAAAAGCAGGAGGATGACTAGCCTCTGATGGATATAGTAGTACATTATTGACACCCAAGGTTAAATCTTCTATACCTTCATCGGATGGCATTGTTAAAGTAGAAAATGTTTGAGAGTTCAAAATCTGTGTCAATAAACTATCAAGATGATAAACTCTATAGTTCTTTTGTGCTAACGAATAGAACTCTGGATGCGGTAATATAGTTGTTTTCTTAGTGCTACGACCAAACCATTGCACTACAGGAACACGTCCTAACCCATGTTCACCTTCATTAATAATGCCCCGCCCTTTATCACGAATAGTCCATTTTATGTCTGTCCATTCATAATATACTGTTGAACTACCTCCATTATCATCAGTAACAATCGTTCTATATTCGAATCTAATTATTCGACCTTTGTCATCCAGTTTCCAACCAGTCACATCACTAGGTTCAACTGAAGTTAAATACGGTAGCCGTCTATCGCGTACATTATCAGCCAAACTTTCGCCAAATTCTGCTTCATTGTTAACAATGACATACACAACACCATACATTTTAGCAATCAAAGCCTGTTGCTGAATGTATTCTTGTAATGATGTACCTAATCGATCTGCATCTTTTAAAAACACTTTGAATTTAGCCGTTTCTTTATACTCTCTTCGAATTTCATCATTAAAGATAGGATCTACATTCGCATTAATAATCGCTGCTGTATGATTAGAATAGCTTGATAACTTTTTACGGAAATTATAATTGTCTATGCTTTCTCTTGGATGCTGTTTTAAACCACGACCTAAAGAGAATAACCCGGACCCATAGTACGCATCATGTAATAACTGGTATGCATACTTCTGTTCGTTTGTAATAAACATGTAATGAAGTTCCTCCTAATAAATATCAGAATTGATGGATTTAATAACAGGCGCATTCAAACGTTCAACAACGCCTGTAGTTGCGTCTTGAGCATCATCATGTGCATTTTTACCTTTTCGTTGATACTTATACATTGATGTATAGTATTCAGGCCAGCGGTCCTTAAAGTTGACTGGGAATAAAACATAATCCATAACTTGTGTTGAATTTGATAATATTCTAGCTTCCTTATTTTTACTTTGATGGAATGCAGTAATCTTTGTTCGATTACCTAGATACTTTTCTTTTAGTATCCGTTTAACATTTCTAGCAAAACCACGCCCCCCATTATTAGACTCTATATCAGCAATATTTACACTATTCCGATTTATTAAATCTGCAGTTTGTTCTTCAGTAATTTCCATAGGCGCATCTGTATACAACACATCTAACACATATGCGTAGTCTTTATATACTCCATACACAATAGCGCATAAGAAGTCGTCGCCAGTATCTGCAGAATCCACATAAGCCTTCACTGCAGAGAATAGTGGATATCCTTTATCATCCCTAGGAATATCCTCATATGTACTGAAATAAGAGTATAGCCTACCTTTTATATCAATAGGCTCTTGTTGGTAATTGGCTGATGCAATATCTTCGCCCATTGCTCTAATTTTAGATAGATAGCTGTCTTTTGACAGTACTTCTGGGCATAGCATGCTACCATCTTCCTGAACCGCTTTCATCATAATCACTTTAGATTTGAACTTAGGATCATCTTTGAAATGCTCGATTGCACGCCCGGCCAAATCATCTGAAGCCCATCGTGTCATGATTATAATAATCTTCCCGCCCTCTTCTAATCGAGAGAGCATTGTGTTTGTAAACCAACTCCAATGTGACTCTTTGACGTTTTCATTATAGGCTTCTTCAGCGTTTTTAATGATGTCGTCAATTATTAAGAGTGTCGCACCAAATCCTGTAGATGAACCGTCAGGGGATGTAGCCAAATAGCTATTATAACCATCCTTCAAAGACCACATATGAGCCGCTCCATCGCCCTCTTTGATTTCAACTCCAGGGAATACATCTGAGAAAACGGTTATATTCTCATCAGCTTTAACTTCCTTGATTGCATTTCGCACTCCCTTGGCAAATGTCTTGGATAAAGTCGCATTGTAAGATCCAGTCATCACCTTTTCTTTGTGGTTTTTACCAAGTACCCATTTTGACAGGTTCTGGGCTGTGCGGCTCTTCCCATGCCGTGGCGGTAAGTTAAGAATAAGAACATTGTAGATATCGCCCTCATAAAAATCTTGTAATGCATCGCACAAATCAACTAAATATTGACGGTCGTATTCATAAAAGTCACCCTCTAATAGATGGCAAAAATAAAAGAATTCACGTCTCGCAAGTTCATATTTGAACTCCTGTACAACAGCCGGTGTGAATTCCATATTATCTATCCTCTTTTTCAATAACTTTTCTAATTTCTTCAGTACTTAAGCCAGCTAATGGATTGTGATTTACATTAACATCAATCGTCCGATTCCCCATAGAAATATTGGCAACTTCAGCGCGAATCTTATCAATTCTTGCTCGTTGTTCGTCTGTAGCTAGCGGACTGCGACACATAACGTCGTACTGCTGAATCATTTTAGTTAAAGTGGCCATTGCCACTGATTGGGCCTTCATAAATACTACTTCTTTGTCTACCGAAGAAATGACCTTATCTGTTTTAGTAACAGAACGACTGGTCCCTTTAGCAGGGTCAATAGTAACCTCTGTCCTGTTTTCAGTGACCCGTGTATGGTCTTCTATCCCCTCAACATACATCAGCTTTTGCGCTCTGATAATACGTGCAAATTGAACTTTTATGTTCATATATAGAATATCAATGGGGCTTGATTCTTCGACTTCCATAACAATGTCTAAAGTTTCTTTTGGTAAATATTTCGCTAGCAATCCGTGCTTAACAGCATTTTGATTTTGTTTAGGCGCACCACCAGCATTGTATAATGCATTATGATTACCAGGCTGGCCCCCTCGTTTTCTTGTATGCGTACTTTTATTTTTTGTATGCATACTTTTTTTTGATGTATCGCGGAACCACCCATAGCGTGTCTTCCACGATTTAACAGTCGCCAATGACACCCCATACTTCTCGGCAATATCCTTATACTTCATGCCGTTTAGGTAGTCCTTGTGCGCTTGCTGATGTGTCGTCACATGGCAGCACCACCTCACTCAATTCATGTTGTTTACAAAAACTATTGGGCAACCTCAGAAAATTCTAAGCGTTGCCCATTTCTAATCACATATACATTTTTATTACTTTCAATAAATTCGATATACCGCTTTACTATTACATCACAGTATTTAGGATCTAATTCAATGCATCTACATCTGCGCTTTGTTTGTTCGCAGGCAATCAAAGTAGACCCTGAGCCACCAAACGGTTCGAATACAAATTCTCCAGGTTTAGATGAGTTCTTAATTCCCTGCGCACATAATGCAATCGGTTTCATCGTTGGATGTTCGCCATTTCTTAATGGCTTATTAAAGCGCCATATAGAATCACATTCAATACCATTATTAACTTCTATTTCATAGCCAGGCACTCTTACTACAATATGGTCCGTTTCATTAGAAAAATGAAGAATATAGTCATCTCCATCTTTTTCTATTTCAAGAGGAATATTGTCATCAATCACAGTAGATTGTTTTCTGCCACCATAAAACTTATGACTAGCCCCAGGTTTCCATCCATATAGTATTGGTTCGTGTTTCCACTGGTAATCTTGGCGCCCCATCACAAATGTATTCTTAACCCAAATCAGGCATTGTTTGATAAGTAAATCATTATCTCGAATCGCACGTCTAAATTGACCACCACAGCTATCAGAGTGGCAGATATAAAACGCTCCACCAGGTTTTAATGCTTTGTTAACCAAAGCGAATACATCATCAAGAAATATATCAAATTCAGCATCTGACATATTATCGTTTTGAATGGTAAGAGCTTCCTTTGTACCTCCCTCATAAGCCACGTTATACGGTGGATCTGTAAATACCATATCAACAACGTCCCCCCCCCAGTAGACAATCAAGAGATTCTGTCTTTGTTGAGTCGCCACACAATAACATATGCTCACCTAGCATCCATACATCACCGAACTTTGTCATAGGTTCTTTAATTGATTTGATAGCTTCTTCTGCATCAAAATCATCCTCATGAACTTCATCTGCCATTACCTGGTTTAATAGGCTAGCTATATCATCGTCAGAATAACCTGTGAACTCAGCAAAATCTCCCGTATCAGCTAATAATTCTCCTAATAAGGTATTATCGATATCTGATAGTTCGGCGATTCTATTGTCTGCAATCAGGTCTGCATACTCTGCAGCTTCGCTTTCATAATCCTGCCGGTCAATTGGAACAGTATCTAGGCCTAATAATTGTGCAGCCATTAACCGCCCATGTCCTCTTACAATAAACCCAGAACGGTTACTCACCGTAATCGGAGCTCGCCAACCTTGTGCTTTTATCACTTTGGCTAACAACTCTACTTGTTTATCACTATGGTGGTTAGGATTTCTAGGGTTTGGAACTACAGAGGTAATATCTACTAAATCTGTATACGCGCAATGGATCATAATGTTATCTGCCATTATTTCAGCACTCCTTTATTTTGCTTGTATTTACCGCACTCCTTATGAACCTTTGCGGTTTTTGTTTTTACTAACGAATGTGATGGTGCATACGATTTACACATATGGTCTATATGAATTCCATTGGCCTTACACCAACCTTTTACATTATTGAGGCACCGCCTCTTTTCACAATATACATCAGTCAATCGTATTCACCTCGCTTCCTTAAAATTTGTATACAAAAAGACCGCTAAATCGTATAGATTCAGCGGTCTTCTTGCTTTTGTGTTCTAGGTATTCACTGTGTCGAGAGAGATTAATCGTTTCCCTATTAACTCACACTATCATTATAAATTGTCAAGAATGACATGTCCACGACAGTTTTATGACAATTTCGTGTTTAGTCCAATTACACCCCATAAGAGTACGGATAGCTCTTCAATACCTCTAGCGATGTACCTATGAATGGTTCGTACATCAGGCTTTTCAGGAAATGATTCAGCAATCTCTTCTAAGGTTTCTCCATCAATATAATACCTGCGCATACACTCACAATACTTAAATTGCTTTGTACTACACTTCTCAGCATAGATATCGAGCATGTTATTCACATGCCTCATCATCAATGCTGTTTTTTCTTTGCTTTTGACAATCGCATTTACTTTCACAATGCTTTTATCGTCAAACATATCAATTAACAGCTCATTGAGCCATATATCCTCGGCTTGTGTCGAATCCGTGATAGCATTGTCAACGTATGACTGTAACTGACTATAATGCTTAAGCAGCTTGATCGTGTTGTGTCGAAGTTTACGACCTAACTGTGCATTTTCTTGCTTGGCTAATTCATAGTAGGTTTTTGTGGCCACCTCAGTGGCCAACCTAGTGATTTTTTCAATTTCGTATTCATTCAAATACATCTCCCCCTTTTTAATTTGTAGTTTAGTCCGAATTGTGTTTATACCAACTTCATAAGAAGTATCTAACAATAATTAAATCATGTTCATTGCTTTCCATTCGCTTAACACAAATGTAGCAATACCATGTTTCTTGGCGTATTCATATTCGCCTTTACAACCTCGGCTAGTCTCCCAGCCATCACACAAGACCAGTACATCACAATGATTGAGTAGGCCTAAACATATCCCTAAGCCAAATTGATATTGGTCTCCGGTTAAGTACATGAACCCATAATTATGGATAGGTGATACATAGTCATGTGTAATATCAACCATCACCAGTTCTTGCATGATTTTGTCTATTTTTTCTTTATTGCTCTTCTTTCCACCATATGGATGAGCCACATATACAAGCTTTTTCTTCATAATACCTCGCTTTAATTAACACTCTTTACAGGAATATACTCATACACTCCGATATGTGTAGGATTACATAATTCTCTGTATCGGTTATGATTTCATCCGCCATCGTTCCTATGAATTTCCTGTTATCGTTTTCTAGTACACCAGCTAATTGCAATCCGTCCAAAATAAACTTCTTGGCAAAAGCCACATTGTCAGGATCATGCCTGGTCGATGAGTGCCATTCAAATAACAGGTCTACTTTTCCCTTAACCGATTCTATCTGTTGTGATAGACATTGTTCTTTGACCTGCTCGGTGCATTTCTTTTTCATAGCAGCCGCCGCTATGGTCGAACCACGCTCACAATCAATGTACTCGTTCAAGGTAGGGAACCTGTCATGTGTTTTCTTTCTAAACCGAAACTGACAACGTAGGATAATCTTCATCGGTGTGAGTCTCCCCAAAATATGGCCTCTTCATAATCTTTGCCACGTAATCTATCAATCACTCGTTCGCTATAATGGTCTTTTGTTTGGTTGTTATTATAATTAGTTGTCAGTATAACTGGCTTCATATCATGGTATCGGCCAATAATAATGCTTTCAACTTTTGTATGCACCCAATCAGATTTAGAATACTCCGCTCCAAAATCATCTAATAACAATAGCGGAATATTCCTGAGCTTTTGTTCATAATTTAGAAACGCAACTCTATCCCCCTTCGATAAGGTGAGCATGATATCCAATAGACTAGGCATAGAAATCATCATACAGCCCCGTTTTAGCGCTAGAACCTCTTTCAGGATACTAACTGCTATAGAAGTCTTTCCAGTGCCAGCAGGGCCCCTTAAAATCAATCCTTTGCCACTTTTAAGATTTGCCTCTAGATTATCGACATACTGTTTCACTACGGCATATGCTTCAGAATTCTCTTTAGGGAAGCTGCCATGTTTACGTAGCCATCCAAAATCCATATCATAATATCGCCGAGGGATACCAACTGCAGCATAGGGTCCATTAACATTCTCCTTAATCACTACAGGCTTATCATACACAGGATAGAAGAACTCATCCTTTACCGTGGACTCGTTCATACTCTGCTTGCCAGTCGACTTCTTCCTTTTTTCGAGAAACGTTTCTAGCATTTCCGTTATGTTTACTTGCTCCAAAATCTTTTTGCACCTCCTTCTTTAGATTTCCTGCCGTGACAGTTTCAACATACTTGATACTATTACCCCCATTATCAGCTGTGGTATTAATAGCAACAATAACTCGTTCTTTCCCATAAGACTCTACCAGATCATCTAATCGGTCTTTAATGACAGGTGATACATCTCCGATTGCTTTCATGTACAAATCGTAAATGGGTTTATTTTTTACTTCATCATCGTCAAACATAGATAGAGGATTTTCATCTTCACGTGCGCGCGTATCTCTCTCTATATTATTTCCTTTCCTTTCCTTTCCTTTAGCTTGATTTGCTTCATTTGCTTCATTTGCTTGAAGCATTTGCTTCGTTTTGCTTCGTTGTTCAGCACTCTTAAGACCGCCTAAACGTCCAGCCTCACTGCGTTTTCTGGATATTTCAGCTTGCTTATTTTTCCGGAGCAAATTTCGTCGAATAAGAGAGGGAGACCAAAAATACTCGCCATCCGTCTCTAGTAGCTCACACTCATTTATAAGCAAATTTACAAATGCTTCTGCTTGCTCTGTTTTGCTTAGATTTGCTTCGTTGCTTGAAGCGTTTGCTTCATTTTGCTTCATTCCGAACGCTATGCCTAACCCCGTGAACGTAATTTTATCCATTGGTAATTTATACTCTTCCTGTACAGCCAACTGCTCAATCAGTATCCACCACCACGCATAAGAAATTATGCCGCATAGCTCTTTCATTACGATGATTTTAGGGTCATTACTAGCATTAACATCGTGACTGAAGTAATAGACGTCCCTTCCCATCCGTTACTCCTCGTTTGTAAATAAATTGCCTTGTGCACGTTTACCAGCAATAAACCTTACACATTCATCAATCAAGTCTTGCACTGAAATAGCGAATGTACGGTCTGCATACTCTACCGACAACCAATCAGTCTTGAATTTCAGTTCATCAGTAGAGTTTGCATCTTGTATAATGCCTTCAACGCTGACTTTCTCCACCACGTCCTCGATAACGCCATATTTAAACTTGAATTGTCTTACGACAAACGGGATATTAAACTCTTCCAGGAATTCAAAATTCTTTTTCATAATAGCCTGTAGTCGGCTGAAAGCTTGCATGAGTTCAGGTCGTGGATCATCTTTAGATTTAATGGTAAAGACATCGGTCAGTCCTGTAGCAGATGGTTTCTGATAGGCGATATTGATATCGTTATCTGTAATTTGAATCGATTTAACAATCATAATGGACTCCTTTCTTGTTCTACGACTACATATTTACCGGTGGCAGCTTCAACAGCTTGCTTAAACATAGCTGCATCAGAGTTTTCATCGGATAAATGAAGCAGTCGAATGTCCTGGCACTTAGTAAGGTCCATAGACTTTAGAAATTTAATAACATTCTCTAACGAAAAATGGGATTGAATTAATCGTTCCATGCGTTTCTCATGCAGGCCACCATCATCAACACGTTGGTTCAGGATTTCATATGAATGATTACACTCGACCATAATGTGATTCACATCTTTAAACGTGTACCGACAATAATATGTATCCGTAATATATAGTAGTTTCTCCTCGCCGTCAGAAATTAAGAATCCAACATTCGGAACGTCATGTTCTAATTCAAACGGCAATATAGCAAAATTACCAACAGAAAATTGAATCTTAGGCGTTATATAGACCACTTTATGATGTCCGGCAACATAGATAGCCTCAGCTGTGTCTTTTAGCATGTACACACGATGTCCGAGTTTTAATAAATCAGGAACGGCCTTGCAATGGTCTCCGTGTTGGTGGGTCACTAATACGCCACATAGATGCACAAAATTAAATCGACAATAGCGCTGTATGTCTTTAAATGCTAATCCTGCATCTAGTAATAATTCGTCCCCATTAGTTGAGGTTTTGATTCGGTAGCAGTTCCCTTTTGAGCTACTACCGAATGCTTGAATACTAATCACAATTAATCACCAAACATATTGACGACTTCGCCTGTTTCAGGATCTACGAATTCATTCGTAGGAGTAGGCTCAATATCGATTACTTCGCTATTAGCATTCTTTTCTATTGTTTCTGCAACTACATCTGCAGTATCAACAACCTTGCCTTCAACATCGATAATTTCATCTGCAGTCTGTAGTCCCATACTAATTTCCGGGGCTGTAGTTCTAATCAACCAAGCTGCTGCCCTGTAGCGTAACATTTGGTCCGGCATCGTTTTCCATTTACTACCTTTTTTATCGTACCAACCTTCTTGCTTTGCTAGTGCGATAGTTACTTCAGGGCCCGCTATAATTTCATCGCTCCCTTTTTCTCGAGTATAAGCGACAATGCCTTGGCTATCGGTTCCTCTTTCTCCAGTTGGTCTATATTTAATAGCTTCAAACCGTCCACATTGATTAAACGTGGCAATTAAAAATTTAGAGGACCAACCAGGATTTCCATATACGATATATAAGTTTTGCATCACCATTAATGGGCTAGCGTTCATTCGCGTTGCCATTTCCAAAGCGATAATAGCGTTCCCCATATTCTGTTCCCCCTGGAATTGTTGAGGAACTAGCGTGGAATGTGTAAACATTTTCGCTTGCCGTTGTAGCAATTCAAACCCCTCTGCAGATTGAAAACCAGGTAGATTAGTATTGCTTCTTGTTACTACTTCATTTGCCATTGTGTGCCTCCTATGCTACGTCTTCACATACAGCGTGAATGTTTAATTTAGTTAAGATACTATGAATTTCTAAGCGGCCTTTTTGTGTCCACTTAGTCGTGATTTTTGAATCTAAGCGACCATCACTTCTGCAGAATGTAAAGGTTTCTGATTTGGTGAAACCTTTAGCCATATGTTGCTTGTACAGAATCCATTGATCACCGACCTTACGTTGTAGCCCAGCTTCATGCAAAATTTTATTTAACTCTTGAGCACTAAGGCCATAGTCAGCTGCAATTTGAGTAATCGCTAAACAGGATTTACTTGAGAGAATTTTATCTACGTAATCCTTAACCGGTTTAAATTCTGCTATCTGCTGCTCCTGTTGAGCTACAATGGCTTTCGTTGCATTATGTGATTCTACTTCATCAGCATATGCTCTAAGGGCTTCCGGCAATGTCTGCGGAATCACCATAGAATAAGAACCGGTTTTTCTAATAGCAGGGATTACATCATGCGTAATCCAACGTTTGAATTCTTTGGCTTCAGGTTTTCGACTTGAAAGCACCAGGCTATATAGCCCATATTCATTTACAGTCAATAAATTCTGATTGCCTCCAGGGGTAGGAATTGAATTCGTACCCTTTTCATCTTCATCTAAACGCCCTACAGCTTTAGATGTATCATTAATGCCTAAACATTCGCATACATCTTTTGCTACGAACCATACTTCATTGTCTAACTCCTGGACTCTAACTTGCCCAAAAGAAATGTTATTGAAAACTTGCAATTCGTCCATATCTACACCTCCTTAACCACTAATTGTGGTTCTGATTCGTCAACGATGAGCTTAATAGTCTGACTATTTACAGGAACAAACTCAGTCACCGCTTCAGCGTTATCAATAAACACGGGAGCATTCACTTTGAAATAGCTAGTTAGTGCGTTGATGATATCAAGGCCTACATTAATACGTGCAGCGTTATTCATGCTGCGATACGGAACCCCTTTATAGGTGGTTTCGCAACATTCCTCAACGTTGCCGTTCAACATAACATTAAACATCTTAAATCGTGCTAGTTTGAATCTCGAGTTAATAACATCTTCCAGCATATTGACCTTGGCCTTAACGAATTCATCCATCAGATAAGAGGCTTCATCGAGCTTTGATTTTTCTGCTGCTAATTCAGCCTGTTGACTTTCTAGCTCTGCTACACGAGTATCAATCCGTTTAGCCTCTTCGTATTTATTCAATTCAGTTTCAAGGTTAAAGCGGTGTTCTTTCGTTGTAGCAATACGTTTGTCTATGTCTGCAATTTCTTCAGAATGATCTGTATTAGATTCATCGAGTTTCATCTGCAGCATAAACTCTTCTGCTTTTAAATCAGCATATATAGAATCATCATCAAGTACTGGAGCTGTTAGCTGTCCAATTTCATCAGTTATGGTTTGTTTAACAAGTTCTTTCGCCTTAATAAGAGCCTCTAAAGTTTCAACAGGCTCTAAGCCGGCATCTCGTTTTTTAATATTCTCAATGTCTTGTTGCTTCAGTTCAATAGACTGATTAAGTTCTTCTAATTGCTTAGATTTTCTAATGTTAAACTTCGTTTCAGCTTTTTCACGTGCGGCTTGAATTTGCTCTGCAGGAAGTTTTTGTCCGCAGGTCGGGCAAGCCTCATCGATATCCATTACAAATGCATCCTCGTTGACCTGCTGACGTTGATGCATCAGCTCGTCAATAACACTCTCGATACGTTGAATATCCCTATTTGATGTATCAAGGCGATGCTTGGTGCTCTCAACCTTAGAAGATAGATTGTTAAGTTCAGAAACAACCATATCGTATTCATTCGACTTCAATGCAGATTGTTTTTTATATTCCATCTGCAGTTCACTTTCACGAGCCATCAATCGACGTTGTACATCTCTAAGCTCCGCTCTAGTATCAACAACCGCATGTCCATTTACTAATAATGCTTTGTCTGCCTCTAGAGTTTCTAGCGTTGTAGTTGCTAAGCTAATCTCCTGAATAAGAACGTCTCGAGGAGTATCAATGGTAGATTTCCCGCGCAAGGCCTCATCAATTCGAACTGGAATCATATCCAGCTCTTTATTGATGGCGGTTTTCTTAGCAGCTACTACCTTTCGATGATCGTCTACACTATGGCCTGATAAGATATCAGTTAATGCTTTTAGTTCACTATATTCCGCAATAACATCCTTATCTGATATATCTCCGCACATCTCAAGTAATAGCTTTCTGCGGTTCTGCCAGGAATATGTTTCGTTGAAATACAACGGATTAGTAATTAATTTGAAAATATTTTCATCAACTAATGAATTTACAATCTCCTTATATTCCTTTTCTTTTTTAGGAACGCCATCGACAAAGTAGTCTGTCGTATGACCTGTCATAGTTACTTCACCACCACGAGGGGATGAGTACTTCTCCCGGTACACACGCTTTAATTCAACAGTGCCTCCTTCATCCAATGTAAAAGTGCCTGTGACTTCGTGATTGACTTTATGGACAGGCTCGCCCCTATCCAATGTTTTGATTTCAAAATCGGCTCTGTCTAAGCTATCCTTACCGAATAACAACCAACATACAGAGTCAAATACAGTCGTCTTACCGGTAGCATTATCTCCGCGGATAATAACATCACCGTTGAAATTTATAGTAAAGGCTTTCAAGCCTTTAAAATTTAGTAATTCTAATTTTGTGAGTTTCATAGTGATCTCCTATACAACATTAGCGTCCACATCAATGGTATGAGGTTCAATCTTCAAACGATTGGCCCATTTCATCACTGTAGAGTGAATTTTATTGTCTTTTTTTAGTTGTGCATTCGCGAATAACTTCGCTTGTACTAAATGATTAAATTTAGGTTGACCCTTTTTAACCTTATTACCAGCGGCTAACTCTAGGCATGCAATAGGATTCATGTCATCATCCGTGACAACCACAATTGCTGCTTGCCCTTGAATAACACGGTCACGATATGAACCTACACAGTTCTTCAATCGCTTTCCATATGTCATTAAATCAGCTGCAGTTTGTGGCACCATAAAGTGCAGCCCATTCATATCAGCTTGTAATTGAGGTTGAGCAGGCAATATTACATCTCCATATTCCTGCTTGTTGAATATGTTGATTACTTCGTCATGGAAGTTCTTCAACTTGAATCGTTTCTTCCATAATGCCTCTTGGTATTTTGGCTCGAGTTTGGCATGCATATCCACACAATCCTCTATAACACGAATGTCCTCACCTAATAGCCAACGTAATATAGTAGGTTCACCGCACCGGTTAATTAGTTGTTGCCACATAAACGTTGCATGTGGGCTTTTTAGCCTCATCGCCTTACGTACATCATTAGCATTATGAGCTTTGCCAAAATATGGATCTGTGCCATCAGCTCTAGTACGCTTTAATGTAAGAATAGTGCGCCTGCAATTTTCATCACTAAATAGATTTAATACATCTGACATGTACACGCTTAACGGATCATCAACCATACGCTTTCGCAAGGCTCTACTGTTAGGAGCCTTATATGATTGTCTAAGCGCTGCTTGAAAATTCATGCCTTTTCTTGTAGCCACTAACACATCATCTTCAAAAGGGATATTTGTATATCGATATAAGCAGTAAGCATTAGTCCAATATACATATTGTTTCATCAAGCTAACAATACTAGGCATATCAGGTGCCGATAGCTTCAGAATCATATTGAGCAGCATCGTAAAATGGTAACCGTTTTCTTCTGTAGCGCCAGGTGCTACATATACATCCTTTGTTCCATATCCGTAAGTTTCCTTCAATCGTTTTTCAAACATTAGACGTAACGTCTTAAATGTTTTGTTTAAATACTTCCGGTTAAAATCTGTCATGGCGTATGAATCGCCAAAGAATTTCAGTACCGGCATAATCTCGTTTTCACGGATATAGTCAACAGTCAATTCATGATGGATTCTAAATCTATCAATAAATGTTGCCTTACGTTTCTTGAAGTCGAATCGCAATGTTTCTGTACACATCCCTAAGTCATTTTTTTTGCCATCAAAGAAAAGCTGGATAGCTTGATATCGAATCTTCAAATCCAGAAAATGCTTGTAATTGATAACCTCGACATAAGCCGATAAAGGATATACGCTCTCATCATTTATAGAGAAGTAAATTTTATGATCATAAGGATTAGAAGAAGCTCGACAATTTGGACAGGTATAGTATTTTGAACCGGTAACATATCCATTCTGATATGAATATCTACGTTGCCAGCTGCCTCCAAACGTAAATCCACAATCGATATGGTGTATAGTTGTATATTCCGCACCGTAAGGAGCCTCTAGGATTACACTATCGAACATTTTGTGAATATAGGTACTGGATACAATCTCCACAGTGAATACCCCCTTTAATCACCAAACATAGCAAATAGGTCTTCTGCTTCCTTCTCTTCAACAGGTGCAGGCTCTACTTCTATCACTGGCTTTGGTTCTTCTTTAGGCTTAGACTTTTTAGCCGTAGTCTTTGCTTTCTTGCTTTTAATTTCAGCTTCCTTCGCTTTAGGCTCTTCCTTTTGCTTTTTAGTAGGTTCTACGATTTCACAAGCCTTTACAATAGCATTGGATGCTTTCATGACACCTTCTGTATACGCTATACCTGCTTGGTATTCTTCAGCATTACCAGGGTCAAGCTCAATTGCTTTATGTAATGTATCCAATGCCTTCTTACAGATATCAGCTTGTGCTTTAAATTGTTGCTTAGACATATTATTCCTCCCCTGCCATGATAGATTTCAAATCAGTGATAAGATCATCTGTTAATGAGTCACTAGATGGACGAGTAACACCGTGCTTGCCAAAAATTGCAAGTGCTTTTTTTGCTTTTACGCCGTCCTCACCCATCCATTCACGGAATTCTTTATAGAATGCTTTTTTATCTACCGGTTCATCAGTTACATCTAATACTGCATCCTGTTCCGGCGTTTCAATAGTAGCTGGTTCCTCAGTTGGTGTTTCTGCAGGAGCAGATTCTACAACCGATTCTGTTACCGGCTCAACCTTTTCTTCTTTTTTAGTTTTTGTTGGCTTACCTTCGAAATCTGTTACAGGAACATCATCTGCAGGCGCTGTTACTTCATTTTCTAAGATTTCTACCTTACAATCTTCAGCTTCAAGTTGATTTATACCTTCTGCAATCTTTTTACTACTCTTTTGAATTGCTTTCTTGAATGTATCCTCGAGTTTACTTTCTGCTAGTTCAAGACTGGTGCCTGACGTTACTTTAACAATTGGCTTTTCCGACATACATTGGCCTTGGCATTGATGATTTAATCGTTCATTCCAATCTGCTACTTGCACTGCTAGATCATCCAATGTATTAAATTTAATAGTTAAGATATTTTGATTTTCCATGATTTAATCTCCTTTAGAATTGAAATATTAGTTCTCCATCAACTAGTTGACCTTCTACAACTTTTGGCATTCCTAGTTTTATCAACTTATCAATGACAGCTCGTTTTTGAGTAATAAAAATGCATCTGCGTTCAATCTGACTCGCTGTCGGTTTAATCACAAATGGCTCTGTCTCCACTGCGGGGGATACACATATTACTCTGTTATTAATATCAATACCGACCTTGAAATACTCTGGACCTTTAATTTTCCGATAGGCCATCATTGATAATTTGATATAGCTCTTACATGTAACAATAGCAACTTTCATAGCTCTATCATGTTTACCGTTATGTTTATCAAAGAAGCTAAAGTCAAATGTATTTATAGCTGGTTTTGATTTTTTCTTTGCTACAAGTTCAGGCATAATACCTCCTTTTTAGTAACGACTTAATGTGTTACAATTAACTTGGTTATTTAACTAGAGCTCGTATCTCATTGCCGTGAGTACGGGCTTTTTTACATTTATTTTTAATGTGTTCGTCATGGCATCTCTTACACACCCTAATAGCTTTTCGATTTACTTCATCGAATATATAGCTATAGGTATATGGGATAATCCGTACGCCACATTTTGAACAATTAACACGCTTCATATATCACCTCCTAGAAGCAGAAGGGCATCAATGCAAACAGAGAAACAAACACCATGCAACTAACCAGCATGAATACAGCCAAAAATAATGCTTGTATTAATGTTTCCATTATTCACCTCCATGTTTAACTACATATAGCAACATGGCACCCGCCCATAATAGCCCTATGGCCATTACTAGATCAGGTATGACATAGCCTTGTACATCTGAACCCTCTAGTAACCCGAACATTATAAGGGACGCTATCATGATAAATTTATTCATCTTTCACTCTCCTATTCTTGCCTGGCATCGTTTCGCTAGCCAGGCATTAAACGAATCTAAATGAATTAAGCGTTTACCACCAAGCTGTCCAATTTTCATGGACGGAAAATCAAAGTCTTCCGCCCATTGGCGAATCACTGCAGGTGCAACGCTAGCCAGTTCTGCGGCCTCATCAACTGTGACGCAGAGTTTATTTCTATTCACGGATATCTCCTTTCGACACAATAAATACTTTTGATATAATCACCTTGAAAGGAGGTGATTATATGCAAGCGACTATCAAATTAAAGGATGGCGAATATATCGGAATTGATAACTTACAACTCATACGCCAACATGAGTCTACCTACGTAAAAGCAATTGATATTACTGATTTTGAAAACTTTAAGCTATATCAAACGCAATATACTTTTATTGGTAATACAATCCATCTGTTACATTCCGATGATATTGTGTATATTTCCTTTAAAAAATAATTAGCGTAAGACTAGATTAAGAGTGCACTCACAAGTGTGCTCTTTTTCTAATTCATCTATAAGCTTTACAATTTCCTTGAGTTGTTCTTTGGTACTTGTCTCTGCATTAATAACAACAGTCATTTTGTTTACACCTCCTATTAACTCTATCTTGTGTAACGGTTTAACCGTAACTCATTATAAAAAAATAATATCATCATAAGCTACATTAAACACTTCCTGTATCCTTTGAATGTGCAGAACATCAGGGAATGAACGTTTACGCTCCCAATTCCCCCATGTATCTACAGATACTCCGATTTGTTGCGCTGCTGTTACTTGAGACCAATTTTTTGACGCTCGTAACATTTTGAGTGTGTACTTCATAGAATCCCTCCTTCCTTTTGTAACAATCCCTTGTTTACTATCATCATTTTACTACGGTTTATCCGTAATGTCCATAAAACAAACATAAATTATCGTAAAATTTCCGTAAAATATTGATTTTGTTACGAATTCATCGTAATATATAGGTATATTAATTGATATATTGCAATATAAGAGGTTTTTATGAGTGATTTAGGTAACAAGGCTATTATGGCTGAAAACATCCAACGCTTAATGGATAGTCGAGGAATCGATAGAAACAAAATATGTTCTGATTTAGGATTTAAATACACTACCTTTACCGATTGGGTAAAAGGAAATACTTATCCAAGGATAGATAAAATTGAGATGATGGCCAATTATTTTGGTGTAAATAAATCTGAATTAGTAGAAAAACATGTAGAGGGTGGATATTATACAAATGCAGAAGCCGCCGAATTTGCGGAATACCTACGCACACGTCCAGGGGCTCGTATGCTCTTCTCCGCTGCAAAAGATATGTCTAAAGAGGACATGGAAGAAACAGTCAAATACATAGAGTTCTTAAAATCTAAACACAAATAATACACACAAGGGAGAGTGTTATCGTTGGTTGTAAATTTGATTTACTGCGACTTACCACATGCTAATGCTGTGTCAGAGGAATGTGAAGATGTAGATACTCATAACATCTACATAAACAAAAACCTCCCTCATGATCGCATGAGAGAGGAAATTAAACATGAATTAATGCATATTATTAATGATGATTTTTACTTAGATGAACACGTGAACCTTGTCGAACAAATGGTTCGTAGGTCACATATAGATGATTCGGAATTAGAAAATATCGACTTTTATCATCATTTTAATGTGTAATTACACATAAGGGGAGAAACCATGAAGAAACTAATTATTATTGCTGCACTAGCTTTAATATCTACATTACCGGTACAGGCTGTAACATTTCAAGAGTTAAACCCATATAATGGGTATATGCAGATTCCAAATCCTATGGGCGAAATTCAATTCATACCTATTGAATCATTAGTGACCGAAAAGGACAATGGGAACAAATTAGAAATCATTCTACCTGTATATGGCTATAACAACGGAGATACTGCTATATCAAGTTCTACCAAACGATTTACTTATGATTTTATAAATCATACAATCACAATGGAAATCATAGAAACTACATTCTACGATGGTAGAACCGGTCGCGTTATATTCCATTCATTTATTAAGAAACCTAAACGCGTTGAATTACAACCTAATACGTATGGATATCTAGAAGCTATGGGTGCCCTAGGAAATGCACAGCGCACTGGTAAGTACACGCCTAAAACACAAAACTAATAAAAAAAAGCCCCTACTCTGCTACCAACAGAATAGGGGCCATGATACACACCTTAGAGGCATATACCAAAGAACACTATTATTATACCATAAAACCTCTAAGGCTTATTTAATATACCCAAATTTAGGCCTAGGAGGTTATTTTTATGGCAAAAAAGAGAGCCGATGGACGATACCAGGTATCGAAAACCATCAACGGTAAGCGTAAATTCTTTTATGGCACCACTAGAAAAGCGGCCATAGAAGCTATGGAGAAATACATAAATACTAATCAATCATGTGCTAATTTCGATGATACTATTTCATTAAACACCTGGATTAATATATGGTTACAACTAAAAGAAAAGACCATAACCCCTGCCACCTATCAAAGTTATACTGGTATTATCAATCGTTACATAAGAGATAAAATCGGTGGCGTGAAGTTAGCCGAAATTAAACCTAATACATTACGGTATGTTTTTGAATCAATGGATGGATTATCATCAAGAACTATATCATACACCATGACAATTCTAGGATCCATATTAGAGCAGGCGGTAAAAGATGATATCATCCCTAAAAACTACATGAAAAACATAGACCGCCCAAAGCAGGTAAAAGTCCGTCATATGGTAACGTTATCTGCAGATGAAGTAAAAGACTTCTTATCCAATATATCAAATACAGAACATCATGCGCTATTTAAATTAGCATTTGCAACAGGTATGCGGCGGTCTGAATTATTAGGATTGCGATGGTCTGATATCGATTTCAAAAAATCAACTATATCCATTTCACAAACAGCCCTCAAAATCGGATCTACTGCAGTTATATCTAATACAACTAAGACCACATCCTCAAAACGGATAATTGCCATTGATACGGAAACACTCCAGGAGCTTATGAAGCATAAAATAGTCATAGACAAGCGCAGAATTAAAACCATGAACTGGATTAATAATAATCTTGTATTCCCTGGTATAAAAGGCGGTCCTCGATGTCCTGATGAGGTCAGCAAAATATGTAAGAAATACGCCAGTTTAATCGGTAAGCCCTCTTTTACTATGCATGGTACTAGACATACCCATGCAACCCTACTCATCGAAAATGGAGCAAATATGAAAGCCATACAAGAACGCCTAGGCCATGCTTCATTCCAAGAAACAATGGATACCTACTCACATGTGACACCTAAAATGAAAGATGACATCGTGGAACGTATCTCTAAAATATTCTGATGTCAAAATGATGTCAAACCACGCAAGACTTTATGATGTCAAACAAAAATAAGGGCTTACAGAATTACCTGTAAACCCTTATTTAATCAGCTTGGTGCGGTTGGAGGGACTTGAACCCTCACGAGCGTACGCTCACCACCCCCTCAAGATGGCGTGTCTGCCATTCCACC